TAGATGTGGAAACCGGTCAACCACCTGAAGATAGTTAAGAGGTTGCTAATATCATTATACAGCGTAAATTTTAATAAATGAGCTCTACTACTCTTAAAAAAATAGGCATTATAGGTACTCAATGTGTTGGTAAATCCACACTCATTGAAGATATGAAAGAAAAATGGCCTAGTTTTGTGTCTCCTACTAAGAGTTATAGAGATTTAGTTAAAAAGAATAAACTACCGCTTAATAAAGAAGGTACTAAAGAGTCGCAAGAAGAAATTCTTAATTTTCTTGTAGATGAAGCTATGGCTAATTACGGTAAAAAGAAAATGATTTTTGACCGCACACCATTAGACAATTTAGTTTATTCCCTTTGGTTATATGACAAGGGCTTGGGTGGGGTTGATGAAGCTTTTATAGATAAAAGCGTAGCTCTTGTACGCAATGCAATTAGTTCATATTCTATTTTATTCTATTTACCATTTTGTAAAGAGAATGACGTACTTTTAACAGAAGCACCTAATAGAGATATAGACCCTGAATATCGTTCAGAAATCGGTCATTTATTTGAAAGTATCTACAAAGCATGGGAAAAGGGTCAAGGGTCAAGGTTTTTTAATCATGAAGACACGCCGCCTATCATTCCTTTATTTGGTAGTAGGCAAGAACGTATAGCAATGATAAGCCTTTACATTAATAATGAAGGTAATTTTTTCGGGGAAGAAGATTCTCTTGTTAAAGACTTCCTGCAGCAGGATTTCTTACAAAAGAACTTAATTGACCCTATGAAAAACCAAAAATGAGTCAAGATTATAGAGTGTATCGGTCTCAATTTATTATTAACAATCAACAAGAGTTAATAAAAGAAATTGACCGAGCACATCTAAAATTTAAAAACGTTTTAAAAGAAAAAGACGCCACTTGGCATTACAATAAGTATAACATATTCAGCTTAACTGCTCCTTCTTATTTGTTTTATAGTTTGTTTAATGAATTAAAATACAATATAAGAGATTTTATAGGTACAGATAAGCCTTTATGGTTTCAATCTTGGGTAAATTATCACCAGCCTGATGAAGTATTAGACTGGCACACTCATGCATTTCCATACCATGGATATATTTCAATTGATCCTAAGGACACTAAAACAGTTTTTAGGGGGTATGAAATAAAGAACGAAGTTGGTAATATATATCTTGGACCAGGTTATAGAGAACATAAGGTAGTAGTGGTAGATAAAAATTTTAAATCTCCTCGTATTACATTAGGTTTTGATATTACTGATGTTCCCGGAGAAAATAACTTACTTTCATTAATACCAATTTAATAAAATAAAGCTTGACTTTAAGTTCATAAGTAACCATAATCATTGCCATGAACTTTAATAAATTAGCTAATTCGGTTACAGAAAACATCGTTAAAGAAAAGCGTACAACAAACACAGATTTCGCAGAATGGAAATTAAAACATCCAGAGCAAGCAGCTTCAAAGAGTGCATACTACCATTTTAATAAGTGGCGTAAGAGTCAAGGTTCTACTGCCACTAAACCAGTAGCATCTCACACAAAAGAAATTGACCCTATTGCTCAAGATATGGTTGATGCTTATATTGTAAGTAACCCTGAAGCCACTGTAGACGACGTAAAGAGTCATCTTCAAGGTTTAAATCAAGTTCCAGGTACAAAAACATTCAATTACGGTACAGACACTGTACAAAAAATGCTTAGTTTAGCTAGAGGTGAAGAACTAACAAGCAAAGCTGAACCCTCTATAGAAGATTTAGCAAAAGAAAAACCAGGTAAGCCTATTCCACTTACAGTGCTCGGTAAGTTATTAAAAATGAAGGCTGCAGACCGTATTGCATATCTTAATAAAGGAAAAACACCAGTGTCTACAAATCCTGATATAGAAGATACTGAAGAAGATGAAATAGAAGACAAGAACTTAAAAGCAGACCCGCAAGAATTTTATTTTTACAACAAGCTTAAGAAAGCTGCCGGAGAAGAGCAAGACAGTGATGAAGACAATCTTTATAAAAATAGAGAAGACTAATCACCTAAAAACTTTTCAGTTAACACAATAAATTTCATACCCTTCTTTTCCGCATACTCACTTGCGGCTTTCCATTTACACTGATTTTGATGATACATTAAGTTTTCATACAAAACAGTGCTTTGTTTTTTCTTATTAGATTGAACAGGCGGTTGTGTTTGTAGATAAGGTTTTAACTCTATAAGATACTTTTGTACATCTCCTTTATTATCTTTAATAGCTGCTACTAAGTCTACATAATATTTGTGTACCTTTTTATCAACATCATTATAATAAGGTACAACAATTGATTCACTAGCCCAAGCAGTTACATTCGGGTTGGTATCAAAGTAATAAAAAAACTTTCTCTCCAATAATGAACGATATGCAGGGTTTGTATTACCAATGTATTTGTTTTTGTTAATTGGATTGTAAATACCCTGAATGTATTTGCTATTTTTTGAAGACATTATATTATATATTTACCAAAAGTGCATATATCTCCAAATCTAGTAATCCGTACCTTCTACCAGTATTGTAAGAGGCCTGTACATAAAAAGGGTGCAGGAACTTACAATGCTGAGTGTCCGTATTGTCATGAAGGAAAGAGTGCTGGTAGAAAGCGTAGATTTTTTTACATACCAGATCAAGATTATGCCTACTGTCATAATTGTAATGAAAGTAAATCTGGTTTAGATTTCGTAAAAGACATGACTGGTATGACCTTTAGTGAAATTATGGTCGAGTCAGATAATAACGCTCAAACAGTAGAAGATATAATCAAAAAGACGTCAAACGCTAAAAAACCTAATTTAAATAGCTTACCGGTAGATAGTATTAATTTATTTGATAGTAATCAGGTATCGTTTTATAAAGAAAATAAAGTGGTTAAGGATGCTTTAACGTTTATTAATGAGCGACGCCTCAACACAGCAGTTAATAAACCAAAAGCTTTATGGTTAAGCTTAACTGATTACGTTCATAAGAATAGAGTAGTTATACCGTTTTATTCTGATAATAATAAAATAGATTACTATCAATCTAGAGCATTATATCCTGAAGATATAAACAGAGCAAAGTATCTTTCTAAAGCTAATAGTGATAAAGGTATTTTTAACCTAGATAAAGTATCAGCAGATATAGATTACATATTTTTACAGGAAGGCCCTATTGATGCTATGTTTTTACGTAACAGTATAGCATTAGCAGGTATTCACCCTACAGATATCCAATTAGATACAATTACAAGTAAATTTCCGTTTCATACTATTGTGTATGTGTTAGATAATCAATGGTTAGATAAAACGTCTTATAAAGTAACTAAAGAACTCTTAGATAAAGATCAATGTGTGTTTTTATGGCCTAAAGAGCTTAATAGGTTTAAAGACTTAAATGAACTATGCATACACACCAAGAAAGATGAAATAAACCCAGAGTTTATAATTAAACACACCTATTGTGGTGTAAAGGGTTTATTAAACTATTCTTTAATAAAAACAGCTTAACGAGGAGCTGTTGCGTCTTTAATTTTCTTTTCAGAAGTATTAATAACTGACTTGAACACTTCAGCTAAACCGCGTAAGTTTTCAGCTAACTTAGTAATACGTTTTTCTTCACGACGAACAATACCACGGAAAGGTACTGAATTCTTCATTTCAAGTTGATTGATTTGCTGATTAAGACTTTCTGGTCCGGTAGCATTAATGAAACTAGCCATTTCTTCTAACTTTTTAATCCACTCAGTAGCTGCTCTGATACCAGAAGCATCAATTGTAATTTGTGGATTATCAGCAACGTCAAAATCTGCTGGGTTTGTACCTTTATCTAAAGATTTTTTCCATACTTCTGAATCATCTGGTTCGGAAGTCATATCTACATCTGTTGGCTCAGGAGCATCAGCAGGAGCAGCTTCCATACCTAATGGAGCTGTACCATATGCGTTTTCCTTTAAAGCCATTTTAGTTGCAGTAGCAAACTTTATTTCTTTACCCTTTTTCTTACCGTATTCAGATGTAAACGCATTAGTAGGTAATTTTTTATTAAGCATATGACGTTTTGCTTTTTGAGCGCTTGTCATATGTTTTTTCTCTGCAATAGTACCGGTAGTATTAATTACTTCTTTATCTCCTACTTTGCCTTTTTGTCCTTCTTTAGTTTTATGTAAAAAACCAGTGAAAGCATTGCCTTCTTTTTCTTCGTCTACAGGTTTACCAGATTTAATACGTATTTTTTTACCATTAGGTAGAGTATCAGTCTTTTTTGTTGCTTTACCGGATGCATCTCTATCTTTATGTAGTAGACCGGTAAGAGCGTTGCCACCTTCTTTTTCTTCGTTAAGTGACTTTAAAAATGTATTTGCAAACTTAGACATATGTACTATTATTTATCAAAAACAATTGAATTTTCTCGTTTATATCATAAAATACACCTATGAACAAAGCACTTGTAATATTATCAGGCGGAATGGATAGTACTGTGTTACTGCACTATGTAACTAAAACGCTCAAATACGATGAGGTGTATGCCGTTACCTTTAATTATGGTCAACGGATTGCTCGAGAAATCGAATGTGCTAAGTTTCAAGCTAAAGCTTGCAATGTAAAAGAGCATAAAGTCATTAATATGGATTTCTTTAGAGATATTTCTACGATGTCTGCTTTAACCAATACAGACCTTAAGATACCAAAAGCTAAAGATGATATTGGTAATGCTCAACCTTTAAGTTATGTTCCGTTTAGAAATTTGTTGTTATTAACAAGTGCAGCTGGTTGGGCTGAATCTATTGGAGCACAAGATCTGTTTTACGGAGCAGTAGAAACCGATGATTTTAGTGGTTACTGGGATTGTACTTCAATGTTTTTAAATAAAGTTAATGACATTTACGGTCTTAATCGCAAGAATACTATTAAGGTTAATGCGCCGTTTATGCGTTTTTCTAAAGAAGAAGTAATTAAGACTGGTATTAATTTACAGGTAGACTTTAAACAAACACATACCTGTTATGAAGGTACTGACCCTGCTTGTGGGGAATGTGTATCATGTGCTGCCCGGATTAAAGGTTTTATTGATAATAAAGCTATTGACCCTATTAAATATTCACGTAACATACCATGGGAACAATACGACTGTAAACCTTTAACCTATTTAACATAATGTGCGGTATAGCAGGATCAAAATACAAAGATAAAGCTTTTAGTTTATATAAAGATAATCTCGCGAGAGGCTATTATAGTTCTGGGGCATTAACATTAGATTCTAATGATCAATATCATATACACAAAACTGAAGGTATTTTTAGTGAACCTATAGACTGTTTTAACCCGCCGGGTATAGACACTCACAGTCGTTATTATCTGTATCATTCTCGAGGCCCGACCGTTGAAACGAAATCGTTTGAAGCAATTAACAACCATCCGTTCACTTATGGTGACTGGATAGTGTCTCATAACGGTATTATTAGTAATTTTGAGAGTTTATGTAGAGAGTATTTTCCTGACGAAGATTTTACCGGCAGAACTGATAGCTGTATTATACCTCGTATGCTAGAAATTAAAATACAAGTATCAGAAGCTATGGAATCCCTTAAAGGTACGTATGCTATATGGGCTTTTAATAGTAAACACAAGAAAACTTATTTAGCCAGAAGCGCGAGCACACTATTTGCAAATCCAGTTACAGGCTGTTTTTCATCTACAGAATTTGAAAGCAGTAAATCTTTAAATGAGGGAATTGTTTATGCAATACAGGATTACGATTGTATAGTACCGGCTGGAAGATTTAAACACAAATCTCCGTACTTTACTTTCTAAGTATAGAGATGCCCGCTAAAGAAAATACTGAAAGAAACACAGCAATTGATTACATTAATAGAGATATTGTTAATGTAAAAAACGATATTCAAACTTTGAGCAAACTTGTAAGAGATGGCAATGGCCAACCAAGTTTAATGCAACAGGTTGCAACTTTAAGCAATGAACTGTTGCACGCTAAAGCTGAACTGCAAAATAGTATTTATGAATTAAAAGAATCTGTAATGACATGTCAACATAGACATGAAAGTAGATCTAAACTTGCCTGGCACTTTAAAACAGCTATAGTTGTGTCTCTCATTACAAGTATAACTAGTATTATTATACATTTTTATAAGTAGATTTTCTTAAAAAATAGCTTATACTCTCTTTATATGAAGGGTATACAGCTCACGTTAGAAGAAAAACAATTATTAATTGAGGCGCTTTTATTTTCTAGCCATGCAGACATTTGTGCTGAATGGACTCCGAAACAAAATTTGCTAATGGTTGAATTAGCAAATAAATTAAATGAGCCTAATTTTAAACTAAACAACATATACCTTTGGGATACAGGCATTTTTGAAGGTCAAGAACTAGCAGAGTATGTAAAAAAGACCTTTAATAATTTACCTCTTCAAAGTATAATTACAGATTAATGAATGTCTATTTAGGTTTTTGTAGTCCTGACGAGTCTGAACAAGCAAATAAGAAAAGACTCGGCAAATACAGCATTTATAATAGTGAATGTTTTAAAAACATTACAGCAATTAATCCGTTATTAAGTAATACAGATAGTATTGCAAAACAATATAATAAATTAATACAAACCTATAGTTCTCAGGATTGTATATTAGTTTTAGCTCATGATGATGTTCTTATTACAGATAAGAACTGGATTAATAAATTAAAAATTGCTTTAGACAAATATGATGTTGCTGGGTTAGCAGGTGGTAAAGACCCTGCTATTGCTAAGCCTTGTTTGTGGCATTTAATGTGTCCAACCACTAAACACAGCGGCACAGTAGGTCACCATATGGATAATAATACATTTAAAACCCATTTTGGACCAACAGGTAGAGTGTTACTTTTAGATGGTTTATTTTTAGCATTTAACCCTAAAAAGATATACGAAGCAGGGGTTAAGTTCGATGAAACATGTCCTGCTAAATTTCATTTCTATGATATCGATTTTAGTTTAACATGTAATAAAGCCAAACTAAAATTAGGTACCATTAATATTGATGTTATACATGCATCTCCTGGGTTAAGATCCTATACAAAAGAATGGCTTGACGGGCAAGAATGGTTTTTAAATAAATTTAACCGTGGAGAATATTAATTTTTATACTAAAATACATTTATGATTATCACAGACCAAAAAAAATATGATGGAGATTTTATTCACAAGCGTTTTGCTTATAAGTACTTTCGTGATCGTACTTTACCTATTGGTAATATCGTTAGCTTTGTAGCACCTGTAGAAGTCACTATTAACCTTATTGACTTAGAAGATTCTCTTGAGAAGGATTATATTTATAGTGATTCAATGGTTAACTTTTGCTGGGAAATACCTAATTTAGATCCGTTTGGTGCTGTATGTTTTCAGCGTTTATTTAATACATCAATCGCCAATATACTTCACAAAACTATTAATAAAGCTATTGAGATGAAAGGTGATGATATTATGGTTTATGATAACTTTACTCAAGGCGGTGTTAATCAGCAAAAAGGTAAAGCTTCAGTTAGTATTACATATTCTAAAGATAATGTAGCTATTGGTCATACTGGGGTAAATGTAGTAGCTGGTAAACAAGCTCCTGCTTTTGCATATAGCACTAATTTAACTCCAGAACAAACAGTTAAGTTTCAAAACGACGTTATTGATACCTTTTATGCTATGGTAGATAATATTTTCGTAGCTACTACTAAGATTACTCTTTAATGTTCGAATATATTAACAAAATCCTTTATAAAACTAAAGGATCTGCAGATAATGTTGAGCAGAGTGAAGAGTTTCAACCATTTTTAGTACAAAGATGGTGCTCGATGTATTCTCCTCAAATATCTGATATTGTTAATCAAACAAGCAATAGAGTGTGGACAGTTTTAGATAAAGAAATGTGGTTTAAGTATCTTAATGGTATTTTACCTGCTTGTAAGTTTAAACGTATTAGTTACATAAAGAAAAAGAAAGATACAGAAACTAAAGCTGCTAATAAACAAAGTGTTACTAAACTTGCAAACTACCTTGAAATTTCATCAAGAGAGGTAAATTTATACATAGAACAATTTAACTTACAATTACCAAATGAAAAAAAGCATACAACATAAACTTGAAAGAGATTTAAAGTCTAGCGGCTTATCTGTAGCAGATCAAAAGAAAGCACTTCAAGCTAATGAACTAATTGAAACTGATAATACTAAAGGAATGGTTAGACTTGAGGAGTATGCAAATAGTGACATGAACCTTAAGAACTGGCAACTTACTGCAGTATTAGATGATATTCTTTTCTGTCAATTTGCTGATACAAACGAAGATGGTACTATGATTCGTAGAGGTGATATCTGGATACCTATGAATGCGGTTCAACAAGCTTGGCGTGTTGCTAAGGTTATTCTAGCTGGACCTCGTGCAAAAGTAAAACCTGGTCAGCATGTTATATTTCCAAGTGTATTCGGTTTAAAAGCTAGTAACGTTAACAATATGAGGAATATTGTTTTTCTTAATGAAGACCGAATTTTTGGTGTAGCAGAACCGCAACAATAGTAAGTATAGGGGATGAGAGTATCCCAAGGAGCATTAGCTACTTTACTATCTAAAAACGCCGTAGAACTTAAGTTCGTACGGCGTCGTCCTATGCCAGGTGATAGGCCTACTCGTCGTATGTTAGCAACTAACGATTTATTATTGTTAAACAGCTCTGCAGGTAGAACAGCATTAAACTTCAGACCAGCATCCGGCAATCTTAAGTTTAATCCAGAAGCAAAAGGATTAATAGTTACGTGGGATATCTTTATGCAAGATTATAGGCTAGTTCCTTCAGAATCAGTCGAGGTGGTTGCAGTAATACCTACTACACCACCAGAACAGTTCTGGCAATACTTCAGCACATCTCTAAGTAAAATGTCTACGACAGAAAAGATGCGGTTTATGGACAAATAAAATGACTTTTAACTTAGACAACACTTTAAAACACTACTTTCAAAAAAACGTACAACTCACATTAAAAAACAAACCTTATAAAAAAGGCAAGTTAATTAATTACAGGTTATCCGGTTGTTATGTATGTATTATTCTTTTAACAGAAAAAAAGAAAGAGACATTTGAAATACCTTTTCCTTATACTATAAAAGTAGTAAATGACAAGCTAATTTTTGACTATACTTTAGAGGCTTTAGCTGAACAAGATTACGAACTATTAATTAATTTAAGATCTACATCTCAAGTTAAAAAGTGTAAATTTTATAATACAGTGCTTGCAATTATACCGTTGAACTAATCAGATAAGGTTCTACAATGAGTTAATGATTCTCAAAAAACCGTTATTAGAGTATTTTCCTGAAGGGTTTACACCTCGACCACATCAAATAAAAGGTTTTAATGCTATAGATGCAGCCTTAAGAGAAGGTAAAAAGTTTATTATAATAGAAGCCCCTACCGGTTCTGGCAAATCATTTATTAGTAAAACTCTAGCTAATATTACAAACGACTGTGATTCAGAGTTTAAAAATTTGGTGTTTAATTACTATGCTTACGATGAAGACTATGTTGATAGAATGGCTCTTTTTCCACCGCATGGTTTAGCTGCATTAACTACTACTAAGGTTTTACAAAACCAATATAAAGGGCTATTTAATGAGGCTACCGTATTTAAAGGTAAGTCTAATTATCAATGTGATGTAGAAGAAACTCTTACTTGTAACATAGCACCTTGCGTTATTACACAAAAGCTAAAGAAAGAGTGTTGGGAAGAGCATCGTTGTCCTTATTATGAAGCCCGTAATAGTGCTATTATTGATAGGTTTGCAGTACTTAACTACTCTTCCTTTTTTAATTTACCTAAACATCTCAGACATAGACAGATTATAGTATGTGATGAAGCTTCTGAATTAGAAGGAGAAATAGTAAAGAAACACTCTACAAACATTGATTACACCTTATTAACTAAACTAGATATAAAATTCTCAAAGCTATTAACTGATAAACCCAGTGAAGCTAGAGCTTGGTTAGAAGATCTAACTGAAGCCTTAGAAGAAGCTATTAATTCTCGAGCCAATCGCTCTCGTTATGACAACAACAAGTCAGAGTTAAGAAACCAACAAATAAGAAAAGATATACTTGAGTCTATTATTACAACCAAAAATCATTGGGATGTAACTGAGTATATTATAGAAAAGGATGCAGCAAGAGCTAGTTTTACACCTCTTAAAGTAGATAAGCTTAGCGATTGTTTGTTTGATTATGCTGATACGGTCATATTAATGAGCGCCACTATAGTAAACAAAAACATCTTTGCTAAAACATTAGGTATTGAAGATTACACTTTTATAGAGTTTGAATCTACATTTGATCCTAAAAAAAGTAAGATTCGTATCGATAGGAGATACCCGCTAAGCAAAGCGACAATGGAAAAAAACTTACCGAAAGTATTAGAAACTGTAGCAAGTATTGTAGAAAGTTATAAAGGCAAAAAAGGTATTATACATACTCATACAAACGTTATA